AACAACCTCTGTAACAAAAACCACAGGTTGGAACCGTGATACCGATATTAACACTGGTAACTCTATTGGTTGGAGTGAACAACAATGGGGCGCTGTTGGTCTTTCACAAGCTTTAACAGGTCAAGCTCTAACTGCATCTTTAGGTGAGGAGTCGCCTGCAACAGATCAAAACATTTCTGTTACAGGATTAGGCACTACATCTGCTATAGGAACATTTTCTATTTCAGGTGATGGACAAACTACCATCGTAGCAGGTGCTGAAACAGCTATGCAATCGTCTGTTGGAACGGCAGAGGCAGACCCAGAATTTGTTGTATTCCCAAGTGGTAACGCTTTAACCTCAGCTGTTGGCACAGTTGGAACATCTGTATTCGTTACAGGTGTAGGCTTGACTTCTAGCCTTGGTGAAGAAACTCAAGAAACGAGCTATGAAGCACCTAGTGTTTCTGCTACATCTAATGTTGGAACTCTAAATATTCGTACAGATGTAAGCTTTACAATAACAGGAGTTTCTGTTACAAGTGCAACTGGTACTTTACAAGGGACCTTCTGGTCACAAGTAGATGACTCAAACAGCGGAATAACTTGGACGGAAGTTCATAAAGCTGCATAAAAGTTTTGACAAACTTTAAAATAATCATTAAATTTTGAATTAGGAGATTAAATGGCATCAACATTTTCGACAGGTTTAAGAATAGAGCTACAAACCACAGGAGAAAATTCTGGAACTTGGGGTACTATTACTAACAATAACTTTTCTCAAGTATTTGAATTTGCTATTGCTGGTGTTTATGCAAAAACTCTTTCTGGGACAGGACCTACTACTTTAACAAACAATGATGGACCACAATCTCAAGCTAACAATGAGGCAAGACAAAACCAAATAATTTTTTCTGGAACTATTTCTACTACTCACATAGTTCAGTTTCCAACTACACAAAAAACTTACGGACTTTACAACAACATTTCTGGTGGCGCTGATGTCACTGCAAGGTTAGGCGCTACAGGTAACACACTAACAATTTCTAATGGTAAATATAGATTAGTTTCTACAGACGGAACTAATTGGTATGATATTTTTACTCTAGCTGGTTTAGGCGAGACATGGATTAAAAAAACATCTGATTATACTGCATCAGCAGGAGATAATATTTTTGTTGATACATCAGGTGGAGCAGTGGCAATAACTTTACCAAGCTCTGCAGCTATTGGTGATCAAGTAAAATTTATAGATGCAGAAGGAACTTTTGCAACTCACAATCTGACTGTAAATAGAAACAGTCATAAAATTCAGGGGTCTGAAGCAAATTTAACAGTATCAACTAGTGGATCTGGCTTTGCGTTGGTGTACAATGACAGTGACAATGGTTGGAGATTAAAGTATAACGATTAATTATGGCTAACTTACAAGATATAACAAATAGAAGTGAAGTAGGAACTATTAAACCATGGGGAAAAGCTACAGCTCCTGATGGTTATCTTTTATGTGATGGCTCAGCCGTATCAAGAACTACTTACGCAGATTTATTTGCAGTTGTTGGAACTACTTATGGAGCAGGTGATAGCTCAACTACTTTTAATGTTCCAGATCTTCAGGGTAAGTTTCCGCAAGGTAAAAGTGGTACGACTAACTTAGCAACAACTGGTGGTGCAAATACTGTAACAGTTGCAGTAACGAACAACCAAGCTGCAACAAACGCTACAAACCAAGCTGTTACCATTACTGGTAGTATTGATAATACTTCTTTAACTTCGGCACAAGCTGCATCACATTTTCATGCTGCTCTAAGAAGGGACGGAAACCCTACAGCAAACAGTTTTAGAATTTTACAAGCTCAAGTTGCTTTAACCACAACAGGGCAACCTGGAGATGGTCCGCAAACTACATCTTCTGGATCAGGTACAGGTCACAATCATTCTCATACTTTATCTGGTACTTTGACAGGTAATATTACTACAACTTTAACGGGAGCTGTTACAGCGTCTGGAACAAATTCTTTTTCACCGTTTGTAATCGTGCAATACATAATTAAACATTAGGAGAAATAAATGGCTACACAAATTGTTATTACTAGAGGAGATCAATTCGTGCTTGATGATGAACAGATAATACCTTGGGCTGATAAAGGTAACCAATGGCAAGATGAATGGGTGCCAAACACAATACACGCTGTGGTTTGGAATAACCAACCAGGACAAAACGAAATTCAAACAGTAAATCCTACAACTTTTATGATGACGGGCAATAGTGATTTGTCGTCTACATCCGATGCAGTGGGATCAACAACCGTACAAGGTTTACTGGACTGGGCTACTACAAGATGGAGTCAAATTATGTCTGCACAATTGGATTACGAAAACGCTTATGAAAATGCACAGACTTCATGGGTTAACGACGGTAAAGATGTAAATGATTTTCATTCACAAAATTCAGATACTTCTTCATATTGGGACTGGTCAAAATCTTGGAAAGATTACGACGAAAACTATTCTTAATTACTTATAACTTTTTTTATTCCAAAACATAGTTTTGTATCTGTCTATCCATAGACTGCTAACTTTGTGTATTGTTTTTCTATGTAATTTTTCTATATAAAAACCTGTCCAAGATTTCCAAGATTCTCTTTTAAAAGGTATAACTTGAATCATCGGCTCTCCTTTTTTAATTATAAATTGTTTATCTCTTTTATTTAAAATAAACGGAAAATTTATTATGCTAATGTAAGTATCTGTATCAACGACACCTGATATTATATCAAATCTGTTTTCTATTCTATTCATAGGTTTTATAAACAAACAGCTATAACCAGGTGGTGTTTTAATTAACCATTTGTTTATAAATTTACCTGCATTTTCACCTGCTTTCTTTTGCCAACTTTCTGGCAATTGACCTTTACTGTGATACCCAATATCTTCTGATTCTAAATTGGATGGTATTACCGTAAAATCATCTTTAGTCGGGTCTACTAAGTAGTCTTGGTCAAACGGTATTATGTAACCAAATGTCATTGCATCTAAAAAAGGCACGCACGTTTTCAAAGTTCTAACAAGATAATTATTATTTTCTAGTCTTGGTAGTTTTTTATACTCTTCAGGTATAAATCTTGAGGCTGGTTTAGGATGAGGCCATACTTCAAGCATATCTTTGTTAATGGCACAAAAGGTAATTTTTTTATTAAACATTATTTATTCTCTGCTGTAAAATTAAAAGACATAGATCTTCTTATATCACCTGGTATTTTTGTTTTAAATGGCATTACACAATGTTGATGTGTGGCTTTAAATATAAAAAAATCTCCTACTTTAGGCTGTACCCAGTGAGTTTTTTCACCATCAGTGGAAATAAATCCTATTTTACCATCTACGTATTTATGATTGTGTTCATTTTTAGTTATATCATTTATTTGTTCAGGAGTTTTTAAAAAAGTTACAGTTGAATAACCTTCGCCTTCATTATGTGTATGAGGTGGATTGTATTCTCCCTCTTTCATGTCATTAATCCAACAAGTCACAATCGTTAAATTTTTGGGCGCGTTATTTAAAAGCTCAAATTTTATAGAATGGTTAATATAATCATCCATGCATTCTGTAAAAGATTTGTAAATTTTAAGATCCTGTAAAATGTTTGTTATTTCTAACTCACTTTTTATTCTACCTGCTAATCTGTGACCTACCCCAACTAATTTATCTTTTACTTCCTCATACTTTTGATTCAATTCTTCTATTTCATTTATGGGTATTTCGTATTTTTTAACTAATTTTGTAAGAAAAAATTTTACACTGCCTTTAAATTCTTTATGAAAATCTTTTTCCATATTACTCCTCTTTTATTGTCGCACTTATAACATAAAACAAATGTCAAGAAAACATTTTTAAAAAATTCTGTTGCAGACGCAAAAAATATGCTTACATTAGGTTCTCACCAAAATTAACAATCACAGGAGAAAATATGGAAAACGAAGACATAAATAAAGCCATTGCTTACCTTGCAGATAAGGTGAGCAAATATCACGAAAGACTATTAGCTATGGAAAGAGACGTTGAAAGACACATGAAGGACGCAGCTAATCACTGTTCAGACGACTGTGACTGTAAAAAATCTAACTAAAGAATGTTGCAATTGAGTATCTCCACTCGCCACTTTGTTTTAGTGCGTGTAGTGGAGAGTGTAGTGACTTTGAATTAAAAAAAATAGCTTTATTTTCTCTAAACCCTATTGCTGTATCTAAAGAATTGTCTTCAAAAAAAAATCCTGTGCCACTATCCATGCAACTATTACCTGCTATGTAAATAATACATTGGTGTGTAACACCGTCTTCTAAATCAATGTGTGGTCTTACAAAATCTTTTGCTCCAACCATTGTAAAATTAATATTTGCATATTGTTTTATTATAAAATTAAAATGCTCTTTTACTTTCTTTTTAATTAAATTACCTACTTCACTTTCTTTTTCAACTGTTCTTTCATGCCAATAAGGTCCTTTCCACGCTCCTCTTTTTAAGGATGGTGGTGGATCATATTCAATGCTAGTTAACTGTTGTTTTAAATTTAAATAATCTTTTTCATCAAAAAAATTATTTTTTATTGCATAATCAAACACTACTCTTTTGGTGTTTGTCCTAACATATCTTTTAATGATGGAGCAAATACTTTAACATCTCGTCTGATTTTTTCAGCAGTTGTTGAAGTGTTTGGATCATCAATGTCAGCTTGCATAGCCTCTTCTGATTCATATTCTTGACCAGTGTCAATATTAGTTAATGTGGTTTCTGTTTTTACATTGTATTTTGGAACAGTTCTTCCGTCCTCTAAAGTGACTGTGCCTATTTGTTCGGCATTTTTAACTATCGGCATTTTCTCTCCAATTAATATTAAAACTTAAAATAACTCTATCTTCATTAGAACTATTTATTTTTACTTCATGTTGTAACCATGATGGAAAAAAAATCAATGAATTTTCCTTTGGTTCAAAATCTACGCTGTGTGCGATGTGTATAGAGGCGTTTTTCTTCTTTGGGGGTGATAGTACCTCAGCCTGTGGTTTAGGCTCTAGAAACACCATT